GCACGTCCCTCCTGGGAGTCCTGAATCAATCCGTTTTCAGAGGCGATAGAGAGCCGACAGGAGACAGAAGGCGAGGGGAAACGGAGTCTCGGCATGACACAGCATCGCCATCAAGGCATAGGAACATTGAAGGGCGACCTGGTCGGGAGACATCGACCACGCTGTCATGAGGCAGCGATGAATGAGAGCGGAGGCATGCAGGTTGCCCGGAAGGGTGGCAGCCACATCGTCTCGCAAAAACCGAAACATGCGAACGTAATCGTGTGTCCCAAGTTGGAGAAACGGCTGGACGGGCAGAGACCCAAATCCACAATCTGAAATGGCTTGACTGATAATCGTCCATCGCACCGTCAGTCGCTCGGGAACCTCTCGAGGGTCCAAGGGTGTGGGTTCTCGATGCCGCCGTCGATAGGACCACAGTTTCCGCAATCGGACTCGCGTCTCGGTCGACAGGGGAACCTTGGTGTATGGATTGGCAGGCTCAGTCGAGCGTTGGGCCCACTTCCAGAGCGTCGCAAAATCGAACCACCAGACCTTCCCATTCTCCTCGAAGGCGAAATAGTCCAGCGGGTACTGGCGGTCTGAGGTTTCGCAGGTGACCAAATCCTCATCATTCGAGAGACCGGCCCGACGAAGAACACCAGGTCCTCCCAATCGAAGCCGGCGACGAAGCAAGGTCCCCCGAACCCACGCTTGAACTCGACTCGCAGCTCCAACCTTGTCTTGATTCACAGTGGCCCAAAGTGTGACCACTTTCGACCGTGCATGTACCCCACAGAGGGTATGTCCAGCGAGAGCTTTCAAGGGGCACTGATCCAGACTCCCCCGTTTCCGCACCGACGCACACGATGGCATCTCTTATCAATTCGGAAATATGCTCTGAAAACGGATCGGGGGTTTTGCGGGGGAAGGCATGTATACTCTCACACAATGTCTACCACTGCAATCATCTCTGCGTCCACTCTTGATGCCTCCAAGGTCTCCTTCGGCGATATCCGCATGAACAAGGCGGGTGGCAAGACTGTTCCGATTAAGTACAATGGACAGAGCCTTCAGATTCGCATCCCGAAGTCCATGTACCCGATGGGAATCAACATCCGCGAGACGGAGAATGGCAACACCTACCAGATGGCGCTGACCCTCAAGGGCTGCGACACCTACGCGAAGGAGCGTGCTGACGCCAGCGCTGGCGAGTTCGGCGTCCTCTACAACTTCCTCCTCGACATGCAGGAGAAGCTCCTCGACGTCGGCACGGCGAACAGCGCCAAGTGGTTCGGCAAGTCTCGCACCCGCGAGGTTCTGACTGACATCATGAAGCAGTTCCTCAGCCCCAGCGTCGAGCGTGTCAACGGCGAGTGGGTTCCGTCTGGCAAGTACCCGCCCAGCTTCCGCATGAAGGTCCCGGTCTACGACGGCGTCGTCAGCATGGATGTCGCCGACAGCACCGGCAAGCCGATTGCAGTCGACCTCGAGAACATCTCCGCGGTCTTCCCCAAGCGAGTTGAGGCCTCCATCGTCGTCACGCCGAGTGTCTATGTCTCCGGACAGGGCTTCGGTGTCACCTGGCGCATCACGCATGCTCGGGTTGCTCCTCCCCAGCGTCTGACGGCGGCTCAGGTGTTCGCGGACGAGATTGAGGAGGAGACGAATGCTCCGGCTGCGGTTCCGCTTGATGAGGAGGAGGCTCCTGTTGAGGCACCTGCTCCTGCACCGGCTCCTGCACCGGCACCGGCTCCTGAGCCTGCGAAGCCTGCTGCGAATCGCCGCCGGAACGTAGCCGCAGCCGTGTAAAGACCTCGGAGTCAGGGGGCGGAGTATGAAGGATGAAGTCGGAATCAACAAACAACACCTTTTCCAATTGGGGCAGATCCAGCGGGGCCTCGACGTTCGTGCAGAAGCGAGACGGCCGGAGAGACCGTTTTCCACAGGTGACGCAGGTGTAGACCGTCGGGCGCTGGATGATCATCTCAGGGGTGAGAATGCGAAGAGGTCCGTGGAGGCACTGCTCGAGGAAGCTCTCGACAGTCGTCCATCCTTCATTCAGGAACCGCTCAAAGGGAGCCTTGGGCAGGCGGCTCCAGAGGTCCCCGTCCGTTGTCCAGCCGTCTTCCTGGAGCAGAGTTCCAAACTCGTCTTCCTGAAACCACAGAAGCCGAACGTCTCCCGGATTGTCGCGGGCATGCTCGGAGCATCCCACACGCTGGAGGTCCTGGTCGTAGAGCCAATAGACGTTCGCATGCGTATACCGCGGGTCCCGTCCACCGCGATACACCTCCCGACCGTCCATGACCCAGAGGTCCGAGACGACATCAATATCGGTCTCCGTAATATCGGGGGAGATATCCGTGTACACAAACTCGGGGGCGAGGATGGAATACATTACTCTTGCTAGTCAAACTTTACCGACAGCGTGAACGCCGAGAGGCAAATCGCTTTGGTGGCAGAGCGAGAGAGCTCGTGACGCTTCCGGCGGTCTCCCTCCTTCGGCTGGAGAGTTGTGGAGCAAGAATCCATGTCGGCTTGAACCGCATCATAATTGGCTTCGAGATACTCCAAGACCTCATCTTCGAGGACCCAGTGGAAAAAGTTCAGCTGTCCGACGGTCGTGTTGAGGCCGAGGAACGTAATCTTCTTCCAGCGGCAGAACGGGTCGAACATCTTTTTTGAGTACGCGCGCAGGTTAGCCTTGTACCGGAGGTAGATATTGACGTCGCGGCCCTCCGTCGTGAGATAGGCGATGTTGTGCTTCTTCGCGTAATTGGTCACAAGCCAATCCAGCAGACGCAGGCTAATCTTGGACTCCCCTGTAAGAATCGGTTGGATCCGGGACAGACGTCCCGCGTCGGAATAAAAGGTGGACAGACGCCGAAGGACCATGTCTTCTTTCGAGGTGATTGTCTCCATGTGTGAGTTCGGGGCTTTCATAGAAAATGGCTTCGTGTGTATAATGAGCGAGCCAAAACTTCCGGACGACTTCTGGACAGTGGACATCTCCGTCGATCCTCTCGCGATGGTCCCCGAGGTTGGAGCTGACCTCACACTCATTGAAGCCCACGAGTCCGAGCTGGAGTCCATCGTGCAGCAGATGTGGTCGGACATGACAACGGAGACCAAACTTCTCGAGGGCGTTGACATTCCCGAGCAGGAGGACATTGTCATCCCTCGGATTACAGAGGCGGAGTTTCAGGCCCTCCTTCACCCTCCCGAAAACGAACCTTCGCAAACTGAAGAGAGACAAGAGTAATGGAGGATGTCCTCTCTCAATGGCTCCTTGAAAATCGCCCCTGTACTCATCTCGGGACTCGTGTCCGCCAGTTCCTATTGGCTTGCCGTACTCTACAACCGGGACTCTCGTACAGTGCACTCAAACGTCATGTTACCCCCATCGTTGACGCCCTCATGCTCGGAGACGTCGGCCGCCTCTGGCTCCGGGACCGTGCCTTTGAACGTGTTCTCCGTCTTTACGGGCAGAATGATCAGCGGACCACACAATGGCACGCGAAGCGAGGCGAAATGATTACAGCGTCGGAAGTCTACAAGGTCTTCGGCTCAACCGAAGGGCGGAAAGAGGTGATGCTGCGGAAGCTCGAGCCTCCGTCGACGGGAGACGCAGGGGTGTCCAACCCCATTCCGGCTCTGCTGTGGGGAACTCGGTTTGAGCCGGTGGCCAAGCGCATCTACGAGGAGACCACGCGGTGCACGATTCTTGATGTCTCCTGCGCCCAGCATCCGCGGTATCCCTTTCTCGGAGCCTCACCGGATGGGCTGATTATCCCGCTTGACGATGACCCTCGGCGCTATGGACGTCTGGTCGAATTCAAGTGCCCGATGAGTCGCGCAGAGAAGCCTGAGATTCCGATTGGCTACGTGCACCAGATGCAGATGCAGATGGAGTGCACAGGCATTGACGAGTGCGAGTATGTCGAGTTTCGCTTCAAGCAGGTCAACTATACAGAGTGGTCGAAGTCCGACAAGCAGAAGGGAGTCTTCGCGGTCTATGAGGACGGAAAGGTCGTCTATGATGTGGACACGCACAGCGACGAGTATCAGATGATTTACTGGATCCTGCAGTCCATCAAGAAGGACTTTGTCCCCAAGGACCCCAACTGGCTCTCAGACCACCTCCCCCAGCTCCAGGCCTTCTGGGATGAGGTCGTTCAGCACAGGACGAACGGGACACGCCCCGACGAGAAGCCGAGCCTTCCTACATTGGACCTCTAACAAATGGTTTTACGTGGTTGACGCAGTGCTGACCCAATGAACACGTTTGTTAGCGCGTTCTTCCCTCTGACCACATCGAAACATTCGCTGGAGACCTATCGAGCCCAGTTTGCCACGTTGGTTGCACTCGAGCGTCCATTCCTTCTCTTTCTCGACCAAACCCTCGACTGGACGTTTCCGCCTCACATTCGAGTCATCCGGTGTTCACTTCAGGACACCTGGGCGGCATCGACACTTCAAGACTCGGCCCCCCTGCCAGCTTGCCGAAGCCCCGTCGACACGCTGGAGTATATGCGAGTCATCCTCGCGAAGACCGAATTCCTTGTTCGAGCGACAGAGCTTGCTCCGGAGTCTGACTGGTTCACGTGGGTCGACTTTGGACTTCCGCATGTGTTCCGGCATCCCACGGAAACCCTAACCCGTCTTCGCACCCTGAACGTCCCGTCCACGCCGTGCATTCGAACGGCTGGGATCTGGACCCATACACCCACGTCTCTCACAGACGCTGTCTGTTGGCGGTTTGCAGGCGGGTTTTTCATTGCACATCGGTCCAAAGTCGCAGAGTTCGACACCGCAGTTCGCCGCGCGGCAGAGGACCTCCTCCCACATGCTGTCTGGGAGGTGAATGTCTGGGCGCATGCAGAGCGCAAGGGACTTGACCTCGGATGGTTTCCCTCAGACCACAACGATAGCATCATTCCGTTTACACTGACTCCGTAAGAAACCGGCATGGACACGACGTGGACTCTTGTGACGGGGTACTTTGACCTCACAACCATGTCCGATGCGAGCGACGCCATTCGGAACCGCCCGGCAGAGCACTATCTTGCCAATGCAACGGCAACCCTTGCAGTTGACCGCCCACTCATCGTCTTTTGCGAGCCAGCGTTTCTCGACAAGCTCAAGGCGATCCGGCCGGCGCATCTCCACGCGAAGACTCGGTTTGTCGTGATGTCGTTTGAGGACTTCCCGCTGACCAAGTATCGGGACCAGCTCCTCGAGAACCGGAAGACCAACCCCTCCCCCGACAGCCGCAACACGGCCTCCTACTATCTGTTCTGCATGTCCCGCTATGCAATGCTCAAGCAGGCGATTCGTGACAATCCGTTCGGGTCCACGCATTTTGCGTGGGTCAACCTGTGCATTCAGCGCATGGGTCTTCGGAACGTCGAAGAGCTCGACCGTGTGTTCTGGACCACCCGAGACAAGTTCTCGACGTGTGCGATTGACTACTATCCTCCCTCGATGCTCCGGGATGTCGTCCGCAATGGACTCTGTACGCTGTGCAGCGGGTTCTTTACCGGACGCGCAGACTACATGGAAACCTTCTGTACGCGAGTTGAGGGGAAGTTCCTTGAGTTCTTGAATCGGAAGCTCGGACACGCCGATGAGCAGATGT